GAAGGCCAAGTACTAAGCTTCACCGGTAACTGGAATGAAGGCGCAACTGTTACAGGTACGCCCGCGATTAACTTCGATCTGGGCGGATCGGCAAGGCAGGCTAACTACGCATCAGGCACCGGAACTGCTTCATCTGTATTCACCTACACCGTGCAGGCGGGCGATGAAGACACCGATGGCATTACGGTTACAAGCCTTACGCTTGATGGCGGCACGATTAAGGACGCGGCTGGCAATGATGCAAACCTGACGCTTAATGCGGTTGGTGATACGTCTGGGGTTCTGGTGTATACTCCTGCACCACAAGTCCCCCAAGGCGTTATCACTTTCGGAGTTATAACAAAGGGCACCACTAGTGCATCTCTCCCAGTAGAGTATAGTCTATCTGATCAGGGTAGCCTGCAGTACTCCCTAGATAATGTGTCTTGGCAGATATTTACGAGCCCACTGACATTAACCGCCCTAGTTGCAGCAACCCAATACACTGTCTTTGCTAAGGCTGTTAATTCTGCAGGGGATGGTGCGGTATATACCTTTAACTTCACGACCAACGCAGTATTACCACCGAATAACTCAAATGGGCAATACTCTAGGGGAAAGGTTACAGTTAGTAACGGAAGTGCTGTGGTTACCGGGATATCAACCCAGTTTCTATCAGCTGTGCAAGTGGCAGATCAATTCACAGTCGCTGGTGATGGTGTTCTTTATGACGTCGCATCTATCAACTCTGATACCCAGATTACGTTGTCAGTGCCCTATCAAGGGTCTACTGCTTCTGGTGTTGTCTACACAATTGCTAGGTACTTCACATTCCCAGATAATTTCCCAGTACTTACACAAGGTGATATTGAGACTCCTACTATCCTTACGAGGACTATTAGGAAGGTGCAGCAGAAGTTTAATGAGATTTCTACACCAATAGGTGGGTATATGTTGATTGGTGACGGTGTAGTAGTCCCCGCTAAGTGGACTCTGGCTGATGGACTCAACAATACAGCAGACCTCTCAAGTTCTGCCCCAACAGGGACAAAGTATATTATGAGGGTGTTGTAACTAGTGGGGAGTTATAAGCTCCCCCCGATAGTAGGTACTTAAGAAAAACTAAGCACTAGTAAGCATAATGTCTATAAGAGATGTAAGGACGGATGTCCTTAAGAAATTAAATTAAAACTATGAAGGAGAAGTCGAGATGGCTGAGCAAGATAAAACTCAAGAAGAGCATAGCACAGAAGAATCCATGAAGACTGAGAATGATTTTGACAAGACACCTACTAAGGAGACCTCAGAGGTCTCAGAGGCAGACACTGAAATCAAAGCTGAGGACAAGCCTGCACCTAAGACCGAGGAGGCCGCTGCAGCAGACCCAGACGAGCTTGACCGTGTGCGTAAAGCCTTAGCAAAGGCTAACAAGGAAGCTCAAGATCGTCGCTACAAGTTAAATGAGTGGGATGAGTTGGGGATTAACCCAGACACAGTCAAGGAATGGAAAAAAGAACGTGAGGATGAAGAGATCCGAAAGGCTGAGGAAGAAGGTCGTTATCAAGACATCATTGAGAAGACTCGAACCAATGCTACTAAGGATGTTGAGAAGGCTAACCTAGAACGGGACTCTATGAAGGCCCAACTTGAGGATTACCTTGTCGATAAGAATCTCACGGAAGCTATCTCAGCTGAGGAAGGTATCCCGAAACTCCTTCAAGGGATTGCTAGGGAGTATGTAAAGACTATTCAAGACGAGTCTGGTAAGTATTCCACTGTAGTGCTTGATGAAGAAGGTATTCCACGGAAGAACGAGGGTGGGGAGCCTATGAATGTAAGGGAGTTGGTTCAGTCATTCAAAGATGACCCTGAACTATCTTATGCTTTCAGGGCACCTAAGACAAGTGGCTCTGGCTCTGATGGACAAGGAAGTGCTACGGCTACTGGTAAAACGGTGGTCCCCAAACCTAAGAAGAGTCAGATGACTGCGAAGGATAAACAAGCGTTTGTCTCCAAGCATGGCTACCAAGAGCTTGCTAAACTCCCACGGTAACTCAAGGGTTTAATTAGGACTTTTTTATAAACGGTGTCTTTAAGTATAGGATGTTTAAGGACACCATTAAATTATTAATGGGGGCTGTGATAGCTCTTATCAGGTGAACAATCAAGTTATTTCCTTAATCGAAACAAAAGTGTCAAAACACTATATAACAACTGTATTAAAATAAACTGATAGGAGAATTAACACATGGGTACTCTAACCGATTTTAAAATTTATGATGAAGAGTTTTTCGGTGGCATCACCGAAGTAGTAGAGCAAGCTTCCATTGAGATGGGGTCTGGTTCCGCTGGTACTATCAATATGATTTCCAACAACCAACGTGGTGAGTTTGAACGCGAAAGCTTCTTCTCTCATGTAGGTGGCCTAGTAAGTCGTCGTGACAACACCAGTATTGCAGATATCGCTGATCTGGACATGGCACAAGGTGAGCTGGTTGCTGTTAAGATCAACACCAAGATTGGCCCTGTAGCACAAACCATTGACTCGTTCAAGAAGATTGGTCAGGATCCCTCACTGATGAGCTTCGCGCTTGGCCAGATGTATGGTAATGACATTGTTCTTGATTACCTGAACACTGGCCTAACTGCAGTTACCACTGCTATCAATACCGAAGCTGGTATGGTACATGATGTTGTGAACGCAGGTGGCGCTACCACCACAGCAAACTATGCTGAGATGGTACGTGGCTTGGCTAAGATGGGTGACCGCGCTTCACGAGTTAAAGCTTGGGTAATGCCTTCAGCCGTATACTTCAAGTTGATGGAGAACGCAATCACTGAGAAGGTTACTAACGTAGCTGATGTTGCTATCTATGCGGGGACAATCGGTAGTTTGAACCGTCCTGTACTTGTTACAGATAGCCCTGCTCTGGTAAACGCAGACCCAACTGGTGATGGCCTCACCCCAGCGCAGTACACCATCCTAGGCCTGACCGAGGATGCTCTGACCGTCAACCAGAGTGAAGACTCCACCATCCACAGCGAAATCGTGAGTGGTAAAGAGTCCCTCCTGATGCGTCTACAAGGCGAGACTGCCCACACTGTTGGTGTGAAAGGTTTTGAGTACACAGGGGTAGCTAACCCAGATGACGCAGTATTGGGAGCAGGCGCAAGCTGGAACTATAGCTTCCAAGATGTTAAATCGGGCCCTGGATTTGCAATCGTAGTAAATTGATAGCAAAGTCAAGGACTTAGAAAACTGAGTTAGAATGAGGGGCCAGTTGGCCCCTTTTCTTATTATGCCTCCCCTTTAAGTGACCACTTTATTTTACCGCAGTCCCACAATCTTAGGGCACTCACATCATCTTGTATCTGCCACTCAGTTCTTGGATCTACTTCTTTATTTGGATTGAATGCTACATCACATCTACCTACCTCGTAAGAGGTTAACACAATAAAAACCCAAACTCAACAAACCAATGTCTAATAAGATAACTAAGACAAAAGGAGAATTTACATTGACTAACATTAAAAGAATCGCAGTCTTCGCCAATGAGAAAGAGGTTGACCACCTAATCCCCGAGAACGTCATTAGAGTGTATTCCAACGCTCGCTACTGGGACGGCAAGTATCGTGAGAATTGTGACTCAGTCTACGCACCAAATCACCCTAAGATTGAAGATGTTTACAAAGAGTCTGGTAGGGTTGTGTTTAGACCTAGCGAAGGGAAGACCTCTGAGAAAGCTGAGGATAAGCCTAAGAAAGAAGATGAGAAGGAAGCCCCCAAAGACGAGGTTTACGAGATCCAATCTGACGGTGTAGCATTTAAAGAAACTGAGGATGAATCTAGTGAAGACTCCCCTAGTGAAGCATCTAGTGATGAGACTCCTTGGCGAGACCTCTCATGGCCCAAGATGCGCTCACTAGCTACCAACTATACTGATGAGCCGATTAAGTCTAAACAATCGGCTCAAGATGTGCTTGAGAAGGCAGAGTCAGAAGGTAAGACTTAACACTGCGTTGGCAAGCCCACCACAAGCTCAAAGTTGTCCTATTAAGTAGTGAGCTTATACACCAAGACTCTAAAGCCATAGTATCCAGTGCGACCTTATAGTGGCAGGGGCTATTTAGTAATAACTTCAGGAGGCCAGTATGATTTTTAAGGTTGAAACGGGGGAAGGTTTTTCAGACTCAAATTCGTACTCTGATATAATCTACGCAGACGAGTATATAAGCTTCTACTTCCCATCTGACATCAGTTGGGCAACAAAGTCAGAGTCTGAGAAGGAGCTCGCCCTTATTATGGCCACGTCTTTTGTCGATAACCTCCTGAGGTGGTCTGGAAGTATATACAATAGTACACAAGCACTGAGATGGCCAAGGAGCTCATTTAGGGACTCTGAGGGGAGACTTGTAGAAGCTGGAACCATCCCAACTAAGATTAAGAATGCAGTTGTCGTAATGGCGTTAGAGAGCTTATCCAATGATATCTATGATGGGGGTGTTCTAATCACATCCCAGAAGTATGGCAGCTCCAGCGAGACCTATGCAGGCCCCGTGAGGGATGGCGGGAACTTCCACGCCCTAAACATACTAGATGACTTCAAGTCCACTGGATACGGAGCTAACAACTCTTCCATGATCACAGTGCGGAGGGCCTAATATGATTAACAAGCATCCTGACACCATAGCATATTGGAAGAAAGGTGGTGTAGACCACATGGGACAACCTTCTTGGGATGGCCCTCACAATGCCCCTTGCAGGTGGGAAGACGAGCAACGTCTCTACTTAACATCTGATGGAAGAGAGTATAGAGGACGTTCAACCATATATACAAAGACGGACTTACTAGGCATTGGAGACTATGTTCTCGAAGGTGGGAGTGAGGAGTCTGAGCCACCTACAAGGTCTTATGAAGTAAAGCATCCAAGGAAGATCAAGAACTTACGTGGCACAAAGGTTGAGTACAGATATATAGTGTGAGCTTTTATGGCGGCATCCCTCACCTCTTTCAAATGTCTGGCTCACACTCTGGGGGGTTTGCCGTCACCTTATTTAGGAGAGTTTTATGGCCTTTGATAAGAGCTACAAGATAGCTCATGACAAGGAGATAAAAGGCTTTGCTGAGAAGCTTACAGGAAGCCTAGAGCAATATAAAGCTCAAGACCTTAAGAAGGCCATGGATGAATCCCTGGATCTTATCAAGTCCAGTATGGAGAAGTATGTTCCAGAGGACACTCAGGCCACAAAGAACAGTTGGTACCAAAGAGTTGAGTATGATGGGGACAACCTTATAGGGGTTTTTGGACATGATGAACAGGGCCAACTTAGCTACGTACCTTTTATATACCTAGGGGTCAATGAGGCGGGAGTGCCGATAAGCTTTAGAAAAGAAGGGGCAAGGCCACTGTGGCTTCAGCCTGCATTTGATGAGAACCTCACCGAGATAAAAAGTAAGTTGTCTAAAACACAAAGGAAATAATAATGGCATACACGAGTATTGTACAAGACTTAAGGAAGTATTTGGGAGGCTTAACAGTCCCCCCAGACTCCGTTATGGCTGTGCCATTTGACTCAAGCAGAGTACTAACTGGGTCTCTTCAAGAGTTCAGGGAAGGCTTCGATGGGTTGCAGATAGTTCTTAGAGAGGCGTCTGGGGTAGCAAACCCACGTTGGCTTAGAGATTATTGGACTGTAAGTATTCAGGTGATTGGAGAAAACAGGAGTAAGTACGAAGAGGCAGAACAACTTATTGGTGAGGTCACCTTTAGCCTTGTTGGTAGTGACACGGTGTACGTTGGAGACAGGGCATTCGTCCAGTTTACTAGTAACCAACTCCCACAATTCATTGGCTACCTTGATAATTCAAAACCCCTGTTTTCATCAACAATCAGCTTTGTAGTTGAAGGGTTGAAGGATGAATACAATCGAAAAGCATTATGCTAATAAACCTACAGGAGAATAACAAATGAGCACAGAATCAAAACTCGTACAAGTTAGCCTCGATGACATCACGTATGCAACCCTTCCCGGTTCTTCAGGTGAGATATCAATCGAGTCAAGCGATAATGACAATACCATCTATGGTAACGTATTTAGCTCCTCAATCCCTGGTGTACGGGACTGGACTATCAGCGGCAACGCTTGGCTACGTGAAACTGCAGGCTTCAATGCTACAGTTAAGCGCCAAGGTGAGCCAACGGTATTCACAGGCGAGGTTATGGGGTTGGTTGAAAGTCAAACTTACCAAGTCACTGACTTCACCAAGTCAATCTTTGATTACAATGGGGGTGTTGTAATCTCTGACGGGGCTACCGAGGTTGGTGAATCGGATATTAAGGAGATCGACTACATGTTTGGTCGTGTGACCTTTGTGTCTGGCTATGTTGTCACAGGCCCTATCACAGCTGATGGGCAGTACTTGCCAACAGTATCATTTGGTTGCGCTAACGATGTATCCCTAACACAGAACGCTGAGGCAACTTTGTCAAGCTGCTTTGAAATTACCCAATCGGAGAATGGTTTCAACACATACGACTCAGGCCTGAAGACCGTGGGAATGGAGCTATCAGGCTTTTACCGCGTTGGAAATGACTTCTTCCAAACACTTGTTGATAATGAAACACTTATCATTGAAGTGGATTGGGAAGGTGATGGTCAGACTATTTCGCGGGGTGTGTTTAAGCTGCAGAGTACTAGCCAGTCTGGTGATGTGGGCGCTCAGGAAGAGTACAGTGCTACGTTTAACCTATTTGTTCCAGAGAACGTACTCCCGTTCAGTTGGTACTTTGGGCCTGACAGCAAAGCTCCTCAGGGTATGAAGTATATCATTGACTCTTGGATCAATAGGCAGAACCTGTTTGTGAAGTACTACCCTAAGGGTGATGTTTCTGGACAGAGAATGTACAAGGGTGAAGTTGTCGTAACAGACACATCCATGTCCACTTCTGTGGATTCAATTGCAGAGCTTAGCCTGAGTGGGCAAGGTGATGGTGAATTGGGACGTAGTGACATCGCTTAAATATTAATAGGGCAAGGATGCCCTTTTTAATGTCTTAATACACACGAGAGCTACTTGAGCCTAGCTTGTAATAAAACTACCGAGAGAGGAACTATTATGTCACTTAAAGACGATATCCGTAAACTAACTGTTGGAAGCAAGACTGAATATAAAACAACTGAAATCACCTTTGAAGGACAGAAGGTAATGTTTAAACAACCCTCACTACGTCAGCGTAAGGATTTGATTGAGAAGAGTGTTGTTAATAAGGAAATTGATGGTGTTGCAATGCAAGTGTGGGCAGTAATTTTCCTCACACATGATAGCGAAGGAAACCGAGTCTTTGACGAAGCGGATTATGACTCCCTTATGAATAAGCCCGCTGGAAGTTTCGTTGACACATTCTCAGAGCACGCCCTGAAGCTCTTGGGAAACCCGGACGAAGAGGAGGAGAAAGCCTAAGCTTAACTCCCCAACAAAAGGCTGAGTACCAACTCGCAGAACACCTAGGCAAGTTTAGGTACGAGGTGTTGCTCATGCCTTGTTCTGAGTTTGATGGGTGGTTCGCCTACTTTGAGTGGCAGAACAAAGAGCGTAAAAAGGCTCAGAATAAGTCAAACAAGGGCAAACAGGTACAAACTATTTAAGGGCGACATTGTGTCGCCTTTTTTATTGAGGAGGTTTAAATGTCCCAAGGCCCATCCCTACAAGGTCAGATAGTAATCAACACGAAGTCCGTTGATCAAGCTATCACGTCCATTAAAAAGTTGGAAGTTAACGTAGCTAAGGCATTTGGGGATGGAACACGTTCTGCATCTAGATTTGCCTCATCATTAAATAAGCAGACAAAGGCCTATGGAAAGGTTTCACAGGCTAACTCGCAGTATCAAAATATTGTAGCTAAGGCGGCAAACAGTGTTGCCAATTACGAGAGTGCTGTAAGGAAGAGTAATGTAACAGATGCTAAGAAGGCACAGTTGGTTAAGCAAGCCTCAGCATCTCTTAAAGGTTTTGAGCAAGCTGTCAAGGCTGGGGCTACAAGTGGGCAGAGCCTAACAAATGTAACCACACAGCTAAATGTATCCCTTGGACAAATGAAGCGTCAGCTGTCATCCGCGTCCGCAGCGGAGCAAAGCAAGATTAAATCTGCTAAGGCTCTGGAAGCCTCACAAGTTAGAAACTCCAAAGCTATCTCACAGGGCAACCAAGCTTATGCACGCGCTAAGGCTGCAATAGCATCTGCTGGCATGTCCATGAGGGATGAGCAACAGGTAGTATACCAGCTCACCTCAGCCCATAATAACCTCAACTCTGTCCTAAATAAGACTGGATCCACAGTTAGGCAGACGACTGCTGCTCAGAATAGGTATAAAGAAGCTCTCAACCAAGTAAACATACAGACTAAGAGGAGTAGTACAGCGGGATCTGGCCAAGCGAATAATAGGTATGCTGACAGTATGCGCAACCTTAGCACATCCGTTATAATGGCTCTAGGCCCCCTGTCTGGAGTTGCTTCACGACTCACAGCGTTGACCGCACTCTTTAACAGGAACGCAATCTCTATGGCTGCAGTACTTGCAGGCCTGACCAGTTTGTCTGTACTATTTGCTAAGTCCGCACAAGTGGGTGCAGAAGCTGAGAAGCAGATGTTCCGCATCAACGCTCAGTTAGATATCATGGGGGGCAACGCACAGGTAACTGGAGACGAGATTAACGCAATGGCGCATAAGATCGCGGCGGGCACGCTCCTATCTGCTAAAGAAGTACGTGACGCTTCCGGTGCCCTGATAGAGTTTGGCGGGGTTGGTAGAAGCCAGTTTGAGGACGTTATAAAGACTGCCCAAGGCATGTCTGTAGTATTTGGTGGCAACCTAAGGAGTAATATTAGGAAGTTGGGCAGGGCTATTGAAGAGCCCGTAGACGGCATACAAAGACTAGAGACTGCAGGTGTGATCTTTACCGAGTCCACTAAAGAGCAGATAAAAACCTTGTCTGAGCAGGGTCTTAAAATGGAAGCTACCAACATCCTCCTGAAGGAGACTGCCAGCTTGAGTGCTGCAGCAGGAGCAGAGGCAAAAGGCTTGACAGGGTCTTATGATACGTTGAGTGGCAACCTTGATCACCTCTACGAGACCCTCTTTAATGCCAGTGGCGCTTCTAAGGCACTATCGGGGAGTGTTAATGATGTATCGGCGGCAGTTTCAGATTTTGCAGCTAGCGAGGACGCAAGGATACTCGGGGAGACATTTAGGAGTATGGCCACGATGGCAGGAACGTCCTTCAAGTTCCTTATTGATAATCTAAGGTTGATTGGCCTTGGTATCACATTTATAGCTGCCAGTGCTCTTCCAAAGCTTCTGGTCGTTCTAACAGCAATGGTCGGAAGGATGTATGCCTCAAGCGTAGCATCAATGAAAGCTGCACTATCAATGGGTGCTTTCGTGTCAGCCACAGGCTCTGCCACAATCTCTACAAGGGCCTTCACCGCAGCACTACTAACTAACCCTTTCGTAGCAGTTGCAGTTGGCCTAGCAACCCTCACAGCGGCCATGTGGTCATATAACTCTGCAAGGGATGCCTTAGCAGCAGAGAATGCTGGGATATCAAAGGCTGTTCTCACACAAATT